ACCAACATCGCCCACCGTAGCTGCTTGGCGACGAGCCTCTACCATCTCGAACATCTTCGCGATGGCCTCACCGGCGGTAGCGGCTTTGCCTGGCAGCGCTTCGAGTTCCTTGAGCGTATCCTTACGTTGCTCGATCAGGAGGTACAGCTTGGACAGTTGTTCGGTGAGGTTTGCACCTTCGAAACCGGCGTCCCTGAGCCACTTGGAGATCATGGCGATGTTGCCACGACCCTTCTCGGGTTGGTCAGCCATCATCTCGATAGCCTTGGCCATCCCTCTGGCTTGTTCAATCGCACCCTGCCCGAACTCTGCCGCCTTCAGTTGTTCCCCGAGGCCAGTAACCTCGCGGATGGATTGCTTGATCTTCTCTGCCCAGTTCTCCCATTGCGTACCGACATCGCCGCCTGCTGGGGTGGCATCTTCGGTTGGGCGCTTGGAGAGCTTCTGGAACAGCTCGTCCAGCTTCCTTACTTGGGCTTCAGCGGCCTCAAGTTCGATCTGCATCTCCTTGAGCTTTCTCGCCCCCATCACGGCTTTGATCGAGTCCCAGATGCCCCAAGGCTTCATCGCATTGCGGTTCTGTTCCTCGACCAGCTTCTTCTGGATGGCAAGTTGCCGCTCGACATTGGCCTTGAGTGCATTGGCCTCGGTCGTCATGATCGCAAGCCGTTCCAAGGTCCCCGAACGGAGCTCATTCGTTGTTTGCTTGTGCGACTTGGCAATGTTTTCCTGGACGTTAAGCCAGTTGCCGGTCTCGTCGATCCAGGTCTTCATTGCCTCAGCTGCCGGATCGATCTCCCGCTTGAGGAGCATGTATCCAGCGGCTGCCGTTCCGAGAACAACGGTCAATCGCAGGAGAGCTTGGGCAACAGCCCCAACTCCTGTGGCCATTGTCGCGAGGTTCAGTCCCGTGATCCAGACAGCCAGCTGCTTGAGAGCGGCCGTTGTAGCAGCGATCGCGGCAGGGAGACGAGTGAAGAGCTGGAGGACCGCCAATCCAACTCCGGCACCTACCAGGGCGCCGAAGAGGGCGATGATCTCCTCCATGTTCCTGGCGAAGAAGTCCAACGTCTTGCGCGTCAGAACAACGCCCTCACGGAAGAGATCGGAGAACCTCGTCACCTGATCGAAGCGCTTCAGCAGCTCGAAGGTCGATGTACCGACTCGCTGCAGTTCAGCTTGGAGCGACTGGGACGCTCTCTGGGCCGAAGGTCCAAAGGCCATGACCCACTGTTCGGCCAGTTTCGGGAGAAGATCCTTTGCCAGGACCTCTCCGTTCTTGATCATCTTGGCCAGTTCGCCAGTCCCGACACCCATCGCCTTGGCAGCCAACTCGAACGAGCCTGGCAAGAGGTCGCCCAATTGACGCCTGAGTTCTTCCATTGAGACCGTACCCTTGGACAGCATCTGCTCCAAGGCCAGGAAGACGAGGCTCATCCTCTCCGAGTTGAGCCGCATCGACGTACCAGCAATCGTAGCGGCCTCGAATATCTTCCGCTGGGTCGAGAGCTCAACGTTCGACAGTCTGGCGGCCGTCGTGAACTTGGCGTAGGGCTCTACCAGCTCTCTGACGTTCTGACCCAGGCGATTCGAGAGGTTCAGCAGATACTGGTAGGCATCTGCGTTGAGGGCTGCTGCACCGGTGGAGGCCTCCAACTGGGCGTTGAAGCGCTCCATGTCCATCGTAGCCTTGACACCTGCCGCGCCGAGGAGCGAAATGCCTGCGACAACGCCCGTTGCTCCGGCAATCATCAGCGTCATCTTGCTGCCCACGGACTCGAACAGAGCCGCCATTACGGCCAAGCGGGCCCCAACACCGGACAAGGGACCAATCGCAAGGATAGCGGCTCGTTCGAGATCCCTGAAGGCTAGCGCTAGTCCGCCCACCTCCTTTTGGCTTGCAAGTCGGTTGCCTCCCGAGATGATTGCTCCCATCCCGATGGAGGCGCGGGCAATCTGCGAGCGAGACAGGAGGTCAGCCTGCTTGGTGAGGGTCGTATTGACCCTCTTGTACGCCTGGTCGACCTTGTCGATCTCAGCAGCTGCAACACCCGCTTCCTTCATGCGGGCGATGGTAGCCGAAGTCCTCACATAGAGCGTAGTAAGGATACGCTCGATGCTGGCGAACTTGCGGTACTGCTTCTGGACGAGTTCGTCCTCGACCTGTCCGAGACGCTCTACCTCTTTGCCGAACTTGCGAAGGGCAGTGAGGGACTGCTCGAGCGCCTTAGTTTCGGGTACGAGTCCGAATCCGACGGTTCCCAGGTCGATTGTGCGTCTGGCTGCCATTGGAGTCCTTGTACACCTGCTCCTTAAGGTAGGTGACCCAGCGGGCGAACTCGTCGCCCCTCATCGCCCTCACCTCCGACTCAGTCTTGCCCAGATGATACCCGACGCTCTGGACTAGGAACTGGTAGGAGTCCCGCTTGAGCCTTTTCCCGCTTCCTTGAGCTCCATCGGCAGGAGCTGCGCGTTGATCGCGTCCATCAGCTTCTGGTAGTACCCGCCGGCAGGGAGACCCATCAACACGTCGAAATCCGAGTCCTCGAAGATCGGGTCGTCGGTGCCCGGCACGAAGCAGCACGAAATCAGGTAGTTCGCCATGCGCTTCTTGTTGTCGGGATCGTTGACCGTATCGAGCATCTGCCCGATCGACATCTGCCGGACTTCCACCTGGACGCCATCGTCGAGGTCCACGATGATCTTGCGGATCTTCTCGTCCAGGATCTTCTTGCGTAGCCCATCACGTACTGTGCTCATACTCTACTCCTTTGCTTGCGAAAATCCCTGGGAGCACATGCCCCCAGGGTTGAACTCGTTACACGACGGTCGGTGCGCCGCTGCCTTGGATGTTGACGGCGAACGTGTTGACGGACTCCATCCCCGCCGTCAGCGAGAGGCTCGTCAGGACGCCTTGCCCCTTCCAGCCGGCGACACCGTCGTGCAGGTACTTGCCGTAGACAGGCAAGTCCGCCAGGAAGCGATCCAAGGCCGTCTTGACGGCCACCGGAATCGGCGACAGTGGCGACGTCGAGTGGTACCAGCTGAACGGGGTGGTCAGCGTCGGCTGTGCGGCGTAGTACGGGACGTACAGCTCGAACCGGAGGGTCTCCTCCTCCAGCGCTCCGACGTTGCCGGACTGGCGCTGCGACATGAGCTGGAAGAAGCCTCGTCCGATCGACCCGCTGAACCCCGCGCCATCGGGGTTGATCTCGATCATCCACTCCTGCCGATCGTCGACTTCTTCCGCCCAGCCATCGGCTGCCAGGAAGACGTTCGGCAGCTCCAGCGTCACCGTCTTGAGGCCCGGCGAATGCAGGTGATAGCCGGCATTGGCCTGGAGCGCCGGCATGTCGGAGGTGCGGATCGCCTCGGCCGTCATGTTCAGCGTGAAGCCGGTGTACTTCGCGATCGCCGTCGTCATCGGGAAGTAGTTCCCCGTGATTGTGACCGCACCCGTGACCGTGTAGCCCGCTTTGAAGGTCACCTCGCCGAACAGGTAGTTGATGTGATCGACATCAGCCGTGTGGTCGACGTTGTTGTCCTCCACTACGACCGTTGTCGCGCGATCGATTGCACGCTTCGCCGTTGCGGTAATGCGGTACGTCTTGCCCGAAACGAGGGTCATCGCCTCGTCCGTCATTGCCGTTGACGTGCCGGTCTTCAGGATCTTCGCGGCATAGCCGGGGAAGCCCTTGTAGATGGCATTCGCGTTCAGACCCCAGGTGATGGGACCCGTGAAGCCGGACTTGTACGTCTGCCCGAAGATGGTGTCGTCGAGCGACGCTCCGTCGCGACTGATTTCGCCTTGACCGCCGGGAAGCAGGTAGTACGTGACGTCGTCGGCGGAGATTTCGATGCGCTTTGCAGCCATGGTTTGTCCTTTCCTTTACTAGGTGATAGCGACTCTGTTGCCGCCGGCTTCCGCCGCGGGTTCGACTATGAACCAGAAATTCGCCACGAGGATCGGGCGAGTGTTGTCATCTTGCCCCAGGTACGCAACATCGCCTATCTGGTTGCAAGACCGGTAAGTGTCTCCTTGGAGAACCTGTGTCGTCATGCCAAGAAGCCTGTTGACGATAGCCTGAATCTTGTTGCCCGCATCCACGTAGCCGTTCTTCGCGCCCCTCACCGTAACTTGGACCGAAGGCTCGTTGAGCAGGAGATGTGGGTACGGAGGACGGCCTCCCGTTCTGTTCACGACGATCACCGTGTCCGGGAGAGCAGGAAGAGCCCCGATGTACACACCCCATCCTGTCGTGGCTCCGAACGTGCCAAGAGGCGGAGCCCCAACGATGATGTCCTTGACGCAGATGGCTGGATCTTTCATCAAGCCCCCAGAGCCATAGCGTAGTCGACGGCCAGCGACGTGAGGAAGCTGTCCATTTCCTCTTCTAGCGCTGACTGGAGGTACTTGGCGCGAGTCGGAGGCTTGTGGTTGAGCCACACATACTCGTGGATCATCGCCGCGTACCAAGCTTGCATGTTCCCGTACGTGATCGATCCCTCGACGTTGCCGCGAGACCCTTCCACTTCGAGGATCCCTGAGCTAGCCAGAAGTCCCGTACGCTGAGGAACGTACTCCTGGCTCTTGTCGAAGACCGGTTCTAGCGCACGTCGAATGGCCTCGGGCGTCACGTCGTGGAGGCTCTTGATGATGTCCTCGTACGACCTGATGATGTCGGCCATAGCTTCACGAGCGGCCATCTGCGAGCTGCGACGGAAGTACGATCGACTGCCAGACCTGACACGACCTGGGAGTCGGGGACGGAAATCAGCCCTGAAGCGAGTGGCCATCAGAGCACCGCCCTTCTGACTATGTCGAGCGAGCGGAGGTCAGGGATCTTGTCGTAGCGCTGGATCTTCAGCGCGCCCGGGAGTGCAACTGGAGAGCTCTGGCCAACCTGATCGCCTTGCAGGAGATAGTCGCCTACGGCCATGTCGCGATCCACGAAGACGACGGCTTTGCTGACCAGCTCTCGACGGTCTAAGGCTCCGTAGAAGGTCTCTTGACGATCTTCCCACCGACCGTCAATCAGCACGGGAGCAGCAAAGGTGTCACCACCAAAGCCATCTCCACCGGTGACCCTCCACCAGGTGAGCTTGTGCGGGAGGCGACCTACGAGGATGCCCACTCGGCGTCACTCCAGCGGATCCGTGTCGGGAGTACCGATCACGGTGAACTCGGCACGCCTCATTGGGCTCGCTGCATTCGCGGACATATCCGAGAGGATACCGGTGGTGTCCAGCAGCAGGGCTTGTTGTCCGAACCGGGTTGAGCTGAAACCCGCCTTGTAGATGTCGTGGTATCGCTCCGTTGCCTCACCGATTTGGACGGCGGCTAACGGCCCCTTCTCCCACGCGAGGGTAGTGAAGTGCGCTGCCAGGTATAGCTCGATACTTCTGAGCGTGGCCTCGGAGAGACCTTCTCCTGCGAGGTTCTCCGTGACCAGAGTAGCAGCCACAGGGATTGCAGCCTGAGCAGCCGCAAAGGCTACCTCTGGCAATCCAGCGATGGCACACACTTCAGCTTGTGCTACTCTGGCCACAGATCACTCCTACTTGGGAGCTGCTTTCGGTGCGGCTGGGGCAGGTTTCGCCGGGGCCTTGGGTGCTTCCGCCACGGCCTCTTCTTTCTGCTCGGGCGCGTCTTCGACGACGGGCGCGAACTTGTTCAGGTAGCCGGCAGCCTCGCTCACCGACATCTCGAGCGTATCGCCTTGGTTGTAGGTCTTCTCCGACCCATCGGGCTGACGTTGATGGTGCTTGCCCGCTACGACTCTGTACTTCGGCATGACTAGCTCCTTCGGTTGACTGTGCTAGATAAATGGTGGGAGGGGTTAGCTCCCACCATTCCCGGTGCTGTTGCGCGCGCTCTCCCGACTTAGGGATTACGTGTAGTGCACGATCCCCGACTGGCCCGACTGGTCGGCCTTGATGCGTGGGGCGCCGATCATCATGACCTTGAAGTGGATCATCATGCCGCCGTGCGACTCCCACATGACGGTCGTGGGTTGCAGACCATCCAGCCAGTCGACGACGTCCGTCGACATCTGCACCAGGATGACCTCGGCGCCGGTAGCGATCATGCTCGTCGCCCGGATCGCTGCGATCTCCGGCACTTCCAGCAGCCGCTGGATGATCGACTTGTCGCTGGCCGCCTTGAAGTCGCCGAGCAGGCGGATGTACGTCGCGTTGCTGACGTACACGACGTACGGGCCGTACATGTTGTCGGCCACGGCCTTGGCGATCATCGCCGTCAGGTCGGTCAGGATCACTTCACCGGTCGTGGTGCCGAGATCCCAGTCCGTCGTCGTCGACCCCGTGTTGCGGGAGGGGTGGTTCTTGTAGCCGTAGATCGTACCGCCGCCGGCCACGACGCTCGCGCCGTTGAACACCATGCCCTCGGCTGCATCCGCCACCTTGCGAGCGGCGATCGCGGCCATCGTGGTGTCGACAGGTTGCCCCATCCGACGTCCCGACTCGAGGTTCCGCAAGGACAACTGGAAGTCCTTGTGGATGATCGGCAGGGGCGTGTTCACCTGGCTGAACAGCACCCGGTCGCGCTCGCCTTCTGCCAGACCCGTCATGTTGATGTCGGCCGCCGACATGTCGCTCGACGTCTCGTGCTGGACGATCGTCGTGCCCATCGCGTTCGCGATCGGCATACGCAGACCACGCGTCAGCAGGTCGCCGACTGCCACGAGTCGCGGACGGGCGATCTCGATCACGGTGCGGTCGAACAGCAACCACTCCTCCTTGCGGAGCACATCGTTGGTGCGGAGGGCGTTGATGTTGAGCCCGTTGGCCATCAGACGATGGGCAACGGAGCCCGGTGCGTACGAGCCGCCCTGCACCAGTCCTTCGACTTGGTTCGGTTTCATGTAGTGCTTCCTTTCCTGAGTTGGACTGAACTGGGACCTAGACGGTCTCGACTTTGATGCGCACCGGCGTGCCACCGGCGGAGTTGTCCACTGCCTCCAGGGCGCGGGCTACGACGCGCCGCAGGTTGAGGGTCGTGACGGCCGCCGTGGTGACCTTCTTCAGCGTGCCGTCGCCGTTGCTCACCAGCTCGTCGCCGATGACGACCGCCAGCGCGCTCGCCGGCAGAAGTGCGTAGATCTCGGCGCCGGGCAGGGGGACAACCGCCTGGACACGCTCGGTCGCGACGTATGCCGACGAGAGATCCTTGCCGACGAAGTCCTTCTCGAGGGCGAACATCGGATAGGCGTTCGCCTCCGCCCCGGCGTGGACGACGAACTGGTTGGACGTGTTGCGGGTGATCAGGTGGCCCGGAGTGATCGCGCCTCCGGCGGCGGCCTCTTTGACTTGGCCTTCGCCCTTGAGCCAGATGGTGTTGCTTGGCATGGTAGAACCCTTTCGAGGTTAGTTCGTGTGCTTTGCGTCGACTATGTGACGACTTGACTACGCCCCGTTGGGGCTACGCAGCTTTCTGCTTGGCCGGCGCCGGCTCGTTGAGCGCGAACACCGGTTGGGCTGGCGTGAAGTCCAACCCACCCTGGCCCTCGACTTCGGCAGCCGCATTGGCCTGCACTGCGCCACCCGCGGCACCGCTGTAGTCGATCGGCTGGCCGCCGTTCAGCTTGGTGGCCATCTTCTCGAGTTGCTCCAGGGAGAAGTTCTTCAGCTCGTTGGCGTCCAGCCCGATCTTGCCGTCGAGGCTCTTGATCAGCGCCGCAGCGCGATCGGTGTTGGCCTTGATGATGGCCTGGAGCTGCGCCTTGACGCCGGTGTCGGCCATTTCCATCAGTTCTTCGAGGGACTGGGCCTTCTTCGGTTCCGCCGCATTCGCGGCGAGCGGGGCCGCTGCCGGTTGCGCGGCCGGAGCTTGCACTGGTGCTGCCGCAGGTGCCGGAGTCGCGGCTGGTGCCGCAGCTGGTTGCGCGGGGACTTGCGCGTTGGCCTGTGGTTGCGCGCCACTCGGGGCCGCTTCGTTCGGTTTGCTCATGGGATTTCCTTCTGCGTTGGTGGTAGGTTGCTCTACTGTGATGACGAGTGGTACGTACTTCGTTTCGGCCCTGACTTCAGTGATATCGGAGCCGAGCGAAATAGCCCCGCCCTCCGCCACCGAGTAGGTTCTTTGCATGACTTCCCAGCTGTACGTCTTCGGATCCATGTGCGCGTACACGACGTTCGTGGAGAACATGGCGAGGATCATGCACCAGCCATTGCCGTCATACGCTTCGCTGAGCGCCGCCTCGACAGCCGCACGCTTGTCGGAATCGGAGAGCTCGTTGGTCTGCAGACCGCCCTTGTCGAAGAAGCTCCTCAGCGCCTTCAGCGTATTGGCCTGAATCTGCTCCTCGCACTTTGCACAGTTCTGCTGCGGCTGCGGCTGAGCTTGCGCCATGGGTGCCTCGTTCGTCGAATTGGTTGTGTTGACTCGGGGGGCCCCACAGCCATCGGCTACGCTGCACGCGCCGACAGAGCCTATGGGGAGTAGTGCGAGGTGATCTGGTACAATGTTGCGCCAGATCGACTTGTAGTCCTTGCCTTCGAACTGACCTTCGGACTTCTCTTCCAGGGCGTACAATCCGGTTGACACCTCGACCGTCTCGCCCTTCTCCAACGCCTCGAGTTCCTTCTTCGGGGCCTTGGCCTTGTCTAACCACATGTATGTCCGGAGCTTCTTCTTGCCTTTCATGCCGGAGCCAAACAAGTGACCGATGACCTGATCTTCCCAGACCGCGGGGCTGTTTGCTGAGATTGCCTCCCCTTCTTCGTTGGGGTGACCAAAGACGATTGGTCTGCCGTCCCAGCCTTGCGGGAAGATACCGAATTCCTCGGCTAGCGCAAGTGCTGGGTGATCGGCGTTGCTCGAGTGGAGGACCCCCTCGACCAGCATGATCGCTGGCACAACGAGATGATCTCGACCGTTCCACTTTCTGGTCTCGACCTTCCCTTCCTGCCCTATCTGTATCCGGACTTGCTGGTGTGACACTCCGTCAGCTCCGCTGTTCGTGGCCTTCTTCTTCTTGCGCACTTCACCTCGGTATGATTTGCCTCCGAGATAGCAGTACCGGACGTACTCGCCTTCCCCGAGGCCGTGTTCCTTGTTGGGCCCGCTCACTGTTCTGACTGAGCCCCCTTCCGAAACGCACCTGTCGAAGTCAGCAGGCATCAGCCCTCCTTGCTACCGGAACTTCCCATACCTCCATTATAAATGGTTCTGAGAAAAGTGTCACCGGGAATTTAGTGGTCATTTAATGGTCTGTTGCACCCTCGCCCTTAATGGGCCCTGGAATCAAGCTGCAGGCCTTGGACCTACCGCTTAGCATTCGGCGAGGATCTTGAGGTCACCTTTCAGCTCCTTCTTCAGACCCGAGGAACATGTCGCGAGACAGTGGACGCAATAGATTGCGCCTGCTACACCGCCGATCAGCTTGATGAACACCTTCGGGGTGGAAATAGTCGGGAGTCCACCGATGATGTTATTCGGGTTGGGATCCGTACCGTAGATCACATCTGCAGTGATGACGGCCGAGACGATGGTCTCACCAGTGGCGAGAAGATCGGTGAAGTCGAACTCGAAGGAGTCCTCTTCCTGCGGGGTCTTGGGGGAGAACATCATTTGCTCCTAATGGTTCGTTGACGTGACTGGCCTTTGATCGAGCGGAAGGCATCCCCGAATACTCGTCGGAAAGCATCCCCACCAACAGAGTCGTATCCGCTAGCCGGCGGAGATGGCAGTAAGGTTCCGAAGGCATTCTGCGAGTCGATGGCTGAGACAACTTCGCTCACGGTCTTCGGGAAGACCCCTACGCCCGTCTGTGTTGCCGTGACAGTAGCTGCTTCTTGGGTAGTACTAGCGAATGTCGTGAGTACTACTGAGGTGTCACTGGCTGTGACGCTCTCCTGAACATCGCGAGGTGCCAGATTCCGACCAGCATTCTGAGTCGCAGTGACTGCTGAGGATTCAGCCCTCGAGGCTGCGTAGACGACAGTAGCCGAAGAGGAATCCGCAGCTGTGACAGTCTCAGCCGTCTCAATGGTGTAATTGAAGAGAGCGGACTGTGTTGCTGTGGCAGAGACAGACTCGGCAACGGACTTCTCGAACGAAATGCTGCTGTCCGAGGAATCTACGGGAGTCGCGGTCTCAGCCCGGGATGCGCCTGTCGTCCAAGTGGCAGCTTGAGTTGCCGTGGCAGTAGCCGACTCTGCCCTCGCGACCTGGTGACTGGCTGTTGCGCTCTGGGTCTCTTCTGCTGTGACGGACTCGTTCGTCGTTCCAGAGAACGAGCCCAGAAGCTCGGCATCCGACTGATCTGCGGCACTAAGAGTCTCGGCTCTCGCTGCGACGAACGTAGCCTGGGCACTCTCCGTTTCGGCAGCTGTAACGGATTCGGGCCTTGAGGCCGCGAAGCTAGCGGTAGCAGCCTCAGTCTCTGCGGCGGCCAGAGATTCTGCTCTGGCCACACCCATCGTCGCAATGGCCGTCTGAGTGGCAACAACAGTCGGTGTCTCTGCTCTTGTTGCGACGAAGTTGGCCTGGGCGCTCTGCGTCTCCGCAGCCGTAAGCGTCTCATCGCGCTCAACTGGGAGGACAATCAGCGCGTCCTGATCGTCAGTAGCTGTGGCCGCCTCGGCTCTTGCCGCTGCAGTTATTACAGTTGCGGATTGAGTCTCAGCAGCAGTTGCGGTTTCAGCTCTGGCAGCTGAGGTTATCCACGTAGCCGCCTGGGTAGCTACTGCGGTGCTGGTCTCTGCCCTAGCCGCTACGAACTGAGTGGTTACGGCTTGCGTTGCTACTGCAGTTGCGGTCTCGTCAACTGTCCCGGCCTGTACACCACCACCTCCTGGTGCGAGGCCACCGATGACCTGACCGCCAATCTTGACGCGGCCTTTGGCGCGCCAGCTAGGAATCGGATAGCGGACGTACTGGCTCACCGGAACCTCGCCAGCGGCATCACCACGCGCAGTTTCTCAGGCGCATCGCCGCTGCCCTCGGGAGGCCACGCCGCCGTCACCGGCAGAATCTCCAGTCCTGCGGCTACCCAATCGCCGCTCATGTCGGCCTTGAACGTGAATGGCACTGGCGAGC